TTAAATCTTCCATTTTATCTACATACCGTTTTATTGTAGACAAAGGACTATTTAAATTGCTGTTTATACTAACCTCTAGATGTTTATTGTTTGCTGAATCTAAAAAGTCTAATAGATTCCAGAATTCTTTTTGTATAAGAGGTTCCCCCCCTAAAATCGATAACCTTTGTAATTTATTAGAATTACTTTCCAACCATTTTAAAAAAAGGTTAAAATATTCCTGGTGATTACTAGTTTTCTTAATATGTTTAGTACCAATTACATTTGGACCAAATTTATTCAATTCTGCGTTTATTCTAGAACTGTAATGTGGCTCACAATATACACATGACAAATCGCATATATTATCCAAATAAATTTCAAGTATTCTAGGTGTTACTTCTAGATTAGTTCCATCAAAATCTATAGGAGTTAAACCGGGTATTTTATTATGATACGTTCTGTCGCTTTCGCCACCAGCATCTTCAAGATTTTTACAATATTCACAGCCACGACCAACAGGCCATTTACCTTCAAGCATAAGTTTTCTATCTTGAATGACTTCCGGTGTATTGTGAAAATTATCAAAATTTTCTAAACTTACAAATGAAGAATTGATTCTGTGACAACTGCTAGACCGGCCTGTGTATAATCTAAAGGTATTCCACCCCCATTTATATACACAGGCTGAATTATTCTTTATAGGGAATAATTCGTTAGTCATTCATCCTCATCGTCGTCTTGATCTAGTTCAATGTGTTCGCTAATTGCGTTCTTCATTACACGATCAATAGCTAGTTCATGTAGCTCACGGTCATCGATACCGAGATCTACCAATTCAGTAACAATGTGATCTGCTGCAATTTGACGATCTTTGGCAGGGATATATTCACGTACCGTCTGCCAAAATACTGCTAGTAACTCTCCGCTCATTCTTCTACTGGATCCTCTTCTGCTTGTGCTGCCACAGGGTCGGCAGTCAGCTGAGCATACTTAGTCTGATACTCTTGCATAATAGTATCTAGCTGTTCATTTGTAAAGTTTTTGCGGAATTCCTTAATTACTTCGCCGGTGATTGGACTGGTGTAAGCAAGACGATTACCGTCCTTCTTTAGTACACCCTTAGCTTCCAACATGTCAATAAGACCGCTGTAAGGATTCATACCAGTTGAATATGGAATCTTGATCTGTACTGATTCGAAAGGCTTAGCATAGCGTGTCTTCATAACCTTACATGCTGAACGAATACCGAGTACTTCTGACACTTTGTTGCCATCTTCGTCTTCTTTCAACTTGAGCTTACGCATAGCTACCACGATCGAACTAGCATAGATGAAGCCTTGTCCACCTGAGATCTTGTCGTCTGGATCAAACATATCCTGCGACGCATATGTATGGTTAGTGGCTACTAGCCCAACATTGTGACTACCAAACATGTTAACACAGTTACGCACAAGTGCTGTCAGTGCTTTAGGTTTACGTCCCATGTCACCTTTTAGATCACCAGCTTCGAACTGATTAACGTCTGTTGGAGTTAGCAACATACCCAGCGAGTCAATAATAAACAAGACCTTAGGCTTGTCATCGTCAGGCATTGCCTTATAGCCTTTCATAAACTCAGTAATAGTTTTAGCAACGTCGTCAATCATTGCCATATTGAGTTTAAGTAGTTTGTCTTCGCTAGTGTCTACACCTAGTGCACGAAGCCAATCTTCATCCAGTGCGTTTTCAGTATCGACCAACACAACATAGATACCTTGTTGCTGTGCATTGCGTACTAAGTTACCGGAGCAAATATAACTCTTACCAGAGCCAGATTCACCTGCAAATACTGTAACCTTGCCCAGAGGAACACCACGATGGAAGTCTCCGCTGATGAGATAGTTTAGTGTGTAATTGCCTGTTGAGACCCAATCTGTCGGATCATTGAAACCAAAACTAAGGCCTTCGATGCTCTTAGTTAGGTCTTTACGAAATTTGGAAATGTCGAATGGTTTAGCCATGTTTCTGCCTCTTTCTTGTATAATATAACTTATTTTAGTCAAGATTCAAAGATTTTTTTAAATGTTGATAAAATTCATCTGATAAATCTTGAAGCTCGTTTAGATCGTTTTGATTTTTCCATTCAATAAAATATTTGTTTTGATCTTTTATTAAATCTGCTAAAGATAAAACAATATCAGTTTTTAAAATTTCTTCTTTTGCCCATATTTTACAATTTATAACATTTTGAAGAATTTTAGCTTTCTCAGATTTATCCATTTCTACGTTATGAAAATCATGTTTTAAAATTTTTAAGTTTCGTGTAACAATATTTTCTTCGTATCCGGTTGGATCAATAGATATAACTTTTACATTTGGTAAAAACGAAAAATCATATTGATCAAATCTATGACATGTTAACACATGATATTTTTCTAGATTTTCTTTTATTTCTTCTTTTGAAATATTTTTCGGCCAATGTACATTTTTCAAACAAAAAATATTGAGTAAGTTGTAAGAATTATTGTTTTTTAAAAAATATCTAATAAATGGAAAAGTGTGAGCGATAAAAGCATCGCCCACACTTCCTGGATAATAATTTACTATTATCTTATTTTTCATTAGCTCTTGCGGTTACGAATCATTGCAAGAATTTCTTCTGCACGAGGATTGGCTGACTTAGGAGCCTCTGCTTGTACAGGTGCACTAGCTGCGGGAGCATCATCTTCCCAAGGTGCAACATCTTCTTTAGGAGCAGCCACAGGTGCTGGGCGAGCAGCAGGAGCAGCAGCACGAGGAGTATCCTCATCTGCATCACTATTGCTGTTACCCAGACCTGCTGGCTTATAATACTGACCCCAACGTTCCTGATCATATGCTTGACCATCAACAGATGCTTCAAACATTTCCTTAATGATCTTTAGTTCAGCGTCAGTAGGCTTCTTTGGAAGGAAGTCCTTGAGATTAAACAGTCCATAGGTATCAATGGCTGCACGTTCAACACTTGTTAGTGCTGATTCCTTGCGAGCCCACTTACTCGTAGAGTAGTCTGCATACTGTCCCTTAGTAGTTTTAGTAATACTGAAATCCAGACCACGATCATAGTCTGTTGGAATTTCTTCAATCTCAGGATCCTTAAGGGCGTTAGTAATAACTGGATAAATGCTTGGACTGATAATGAAACGACGAATTGGATTTTCAGGGCTACGATCCTCGCTTAGCGGGTTTTCACGCACAATCCCCTGGAAGAGGTAGCTACGCTTTTTCCAATACTTACGTCCCATATCCTCAAGTGACTTGTCCTTGAACCATGTGCGAACTTCTGCAAGAATGGGGCAAGCCTCATTCCACATTTCCACGCAAGGTACCTGAACAATTACGGGCTTACTATTCATTTGACCCTTAACGCCTGCAAATGGGAGACGGATCATTGCCCGCTCTACCCAGAAAAACATGTTGTTAGGATCACCATCTGGAAGGAAACGAACGCGGGCAGTGCTGCCTTCTGGAATATCCCAATGGGGATAAATTGCGTTGTCTCGTCCACCGCCGCTGTTGCTGTTACCAGTGCCGCGGTTTTCCATTTCTTGTAATTTTGCTCTAATTTCTGCCAATGAAGCCATAATTTTTCTCCTTTGTTGTGCCTATTATGTGCCTAGATAGATTGTTTAACAATCTAACATAGTTATTTATACTACATCCAGGAAATGTGTGCAATATAAAAACATCAGGCATGTTGCTAATTTAACGGAAGGAATTGGTAAAGTCTAATTATTTTACGGCTATTCGTTTTCTTACAATATCTTCAAATTCATCGTAGCCAATAATATTCAAATTGTCACATAGGTATTTTTTCCAAATGTGAGCATCAATTATTGGGTAAGCATTACGATGTATGCCGCTGGCAAACAGTCTATTGTCCGATTGCAAGTAACCAACTTGGCAATGCTTCATGTCAACAGTGCCTGGCCAAACACTGCTGACAAATCTATCCACCATAGTGTACTTGTCACTATATTGATGTTCTCGCAACATATAAGCACTGTATAAGAAAAATTCCAACACTCTAGTATCTTCGTGCTGATTCATTATAGTAAAATAATCGTTTAAATGTAAACCACTGTTCTTTTCAATATAATAAACCATATCCTGCATGATCTTTTTATTAGTAAAGAATGGTGTACTATATAGCAACGGAAGATTATTGCTGTCTACTTCAAAAAACTTACAGATGTTTTCCCACCAAAGTTTTTCTTTTGGTCTGAATGCAAATCCTTGGCGACCATATAAGCTGGCTAAAGGAATAGCCAATATATGATTGCGTATAAAAAAGTTTTTGGTATCCAGCAATACATACCAATCTGTTTCTACAATATCACTTGCCAAACACTTTAGTACTTGTTGAGCATCATATTGTGTGTTGTCTATGTTCCAATCAAAGTCGTACCAATAGTGTATCTTTACATTGTTTTGATAACGTCCGTAATAGGGTTTTATAAATGAAAGATCCACATCACTGTTTGAAATGATGTGGATCTTGTTAACATTTTTAACAAACTTATCTATACTAGCTGCTTGGAGTTTGAGGAGATCATATTCTTCCTCAAACGTAATTGTGACTAAATCCATGCAGTTATTATAGACCCGCTAGCTTTTTCATCCAATTTAATTCAGCTTCGTTTACTTTCTTTTCTTTGTCTTTAAGAGCTTTTTTCATTGACTCTTCTTTGTCACCATCTTTATCCATGTCTAAGAAATCTGGCTTGGCTGCTTCGTTAGTATCTTCCATGTAACCGCTACCACACTCTTTTAGACCATGTACTGGGCACATTGTTCCTTCTGGTGTTTCATTGCATACACCAGCTTCGTCAGTGCCTTCCATATCTTCGGTAACATTTAGGCATTCTTCTGCATGACGAATCATTGTGCTGCGTAGTGTATTACCATGTTCTTCTTTAGCGTCCTTTAGGAATTTCTTCCAGCTGTCGCCATACTTGTTAGCCATAAAAACTGCATCCACAGTCTTGTCTTTAAGATCTTGTAGCATTTCTTCAACGTCATTCATATACTTGTCTTCTGCTACTGCATAACTGCCTTGACTGTGACGAACATTTACAGGAACACTGCTTTCTGGTAGAGCAGGTGTTTTAAAGTTAGTAACAGGCTGATCTTTTGTTAATCTCTTTAATACATTACTATCTTGTTTGTTCATCATGCCTGATTTTGTAACACGCATACGACTTGCTTGGGTTTCGCGATCTCTCATGTTATCATGACCGTAAGAACGATTTTGCTTTGGCCAATGTGAAGCTGCAATACCTTCTAGTTCATCAGCAAACTTGTCGCCATATTGTGCACGAGCTGCTGCAACAATATCATCCGGATCTTCGTCACCATAACCGCTAGGATCAGTTGCGTCATACATTGCGTCAACATATTCCTGTTTGCTCATCATACCTTCTTTAACTTGATATTCCTTGTCGCCAACCTTAAAGCTCTTTGCACCAGCTGCTTTAGCTTTTGCTAATGCACCGCTGAATTCGTTGCCTTCATTTGGCTCTTCTTCTAGACCTTGTTCATTAGTCTTTTTCATACGCTTGTCCCAAGCATGTTGCTTGATTATTTTGCGAATCTCGTCAGTGTTTGACATGCTCTTGTTTGCATGCTTGCCGATAACTGCATCCATTGACATGCCTGAATCGAGATCTTTCTTGATTTGATTTGCGTTGATTTCGTCAATTTGTTCTTCTTCATTATGCTGGCAACCGCAGTCATTGTTGCCTAGACTGTTAATTGCATCTGCATATTCATCAGCAGCAGTCTTACGATTCTGCTTGATGTGACGCTTTTCAGCAGGCTCTTCTCTGTTTGGATTACCGCTATATAGATCCTTTAGATAAGCCTGTAGCATGGCTTTGTGTTTTGTAGTGAATTCACCTGCATCTGCACGACTTGCCAGAATAGCAATTTCGTCGTCAACTGCACGCTGAGCAATGTCAGCAAAAATCAAGCTGACCATACCACGTAGTGGCTGTGTCTTTAGCAGCTTCTTCATTTCTGCATCTTTTGCATCATTAGCATATAATGCAATGGTATCACCGATCTGTGCAGGCTTTGCAGCACGGACGTCTGTCATATCTTTGCTGGGGATAGGACTGTCGTCCTCTTTTTCTGCCATATTCATTTGTTGTTCCTCAAATTTTTTGTAAGCTAGTGCTGCGGATTCAATCCAATTGTTTAGATTTTCGTTGTAGTGTTTTTGAATAAACCACTGTTTCATTTCTTCACTAACATCGCTGCGAGCATCGTCTAGTGTGACTAGTGTTTCTAATTGTGCTAGATTCTCTTCAACATTTCTACCGTTAGCAATCTTCTGTAGATGTGTCTTTAGTTGTTCTTTTAAGTATGCACTGGCATCGCGAACCTTTTGACTGTTTTCGCTTTCAAACTGTGCATTGCGTGTGGCCATGTTAAAGCGTTGCAGGTTCTTCATTTCGTGAACTGCTTTGGCAATTACTTGACCGTGATTGTCATAAGGTGTACCGCCATTAGCAACATAATGTGCCATAGCCTTGGCACCTAACACACTTTTAAATGGTAAAAGAAAACGCTCATTGTTGCTGTTAACAAGATAGATTTTATCTACTTTACTGAGTCTGTTATGTGGATTTTCATCCATTCTGTTCTGATGAACAACATGTATTCTTACATGATTTAAGTCACCATTACTGAAACGTCCTTGACGCTCCCATGCAACACGACTTTCGCTAATCTGTGTTGCACTCTTGTTATACTGACTTAAGAATTTAATATCGTTTTGATCTAACTGATTCTTAGTAATGTCGCGAACATCAAACATTAGCATGTGTCCTTTTGCAAATTTTCTTAGTTCTCGCAAAAATTGAAACCACTGTTCTTGATTGTGTTCTTGCATGTCCTCAGTGATGTCTTGACTAAAGTAAATCTTTAGGCTTTGATTATCAACTAGGCTGCAAGTTACTGTACCGAAAGTCTGATCTTCTGCTTTGTAGTTAAAGTTAAAGAATCTTGCTTCACTTGGATTAGATGTTACTGCGCCGCTTTCATCACCCATTTGAACATTGGGGAAGCGATTGCGTAGTTTAAAAAACAAGTCGTTAGATATCTGATCAATTTCTGCCATGATAACTTATTTATTAAGATTGGGGCATTAAAGAACTATGAAAGGCATGGGTTCTATAATTTCATCCACACTATCTGTTAAATTATCGCTGATTTCCTGATCATATTGACGCAATAACAATGCCATACGCACTATTAACAACGTAGCACTAACCAAGTCATCCTTCTCGCCTGTCTTAGCTTTGAAACTATTACCTATTGCTACGAAGTTTTTAAGCTCGCTGATAAGATTTTTACTGCGGATTTTGATCTTTTGCCCTTCAACCCAGGCTTTAAATTTAGCACAAGCTGCTAATTTACTCTTTTGACCGGTGGTCATACCTTTGCGATAACGTCTACTGGTGCCTAGTTTTGCGGGCTCACTAAGGAATGTACCAGGTATATTTTCTTCGCCTATGTCTGCAATAGCATTAAGTGTAGCTTCGCCGATAGTGTTGTTTTCTACTGTGTAGTAGATCTGCATAGGATCGTCAATTTCTTCCTGCAGATAACGACAAATCTCTACTAGAATACCCACTTGCTTTTGTATAGGTGTTAAGTTATGCTGCCACTCGGCTACTTGCTCCATACGAGTTAGATCGAATATTTGAATAGCTGCATTGTCACCACCGGTACCTAGACTAGGATCTAGTGCTACAGCAAATGTGCTGTCTTTGTGTGGTTTGCTGTACCAACGCACTTGCCCTTGCTTTTCTAAAGGATGCTGTCCTTCCATGAGATTAAGTGTAGCTGGTGCAATAAGTGTTTCATCATAGATAACGAATCGGCATTGATGTTCGCGTTCGAAACGATCTTCCCCGATGCTTTCACGTTCTCTTGCTGCCCATACTTCATCACGTTCTGGATGCTTGTCCCATCGTGCAAGATACGCTTTAAATCCGTTGCGACCAATCTTAGTTTCGTTACCAAACTCATCAAAGCAATAATTTGCGCCTTTCCACAAGTCAGCAAACTGATCTTCGTCACTATTGGGAGTGGATGTAATGATAGCTTTACCACCTGTTGACAGTGTGGGACTGATTGAAGTCCAGAATTCACGGGCAATGGTAGGTCTAACGAACGCCAATTCGTCACAGTATAGTAATGAGATTGACATACCACGACCGGTAGTTTCTGTAGTGGTAGCACTTACAATTCGTGATCCGTTGTCAAATGCAATGCTGCCTTTGTTGTAATCCACTGCACCTGCACGAATATGATCAGGTACACTTTCATAAGCAAAACGAATACGCTGCATGATTTCCTGTGCACCTGTGTATTTGTTTGACGCAACAAGAATAGTGCTGCCTGGCACAAACATTGCATACCAAAGCAAGAAGCCAGCAGCACAGGTTGTTTTACCCATCTGACGCCCCAGCATGTTGATACTGAAACGATAATCATTATAGTTTTGAATTAAGTCTACTTGGTAATCAAACGGTACAAACAGCAACTTACCGCGAGTAGGATGCTGAATATAAAAGAAATGTGTCATAAAGTACAGT